TCCATATTTCGTTGTAATTTAAATCTTATAGTAGCTAGGCTATCTCCGGGAAGAACTGAAAAAATTTCCTGAAATCTAGCTTGCTCAGTCTCAGGCACGGCGGCCCCTGAAAAAACACGGGCCATTGTTTCCTTCCAAAAATTGAGTTTAGTATGAAGCTCTTGAACTTCCGGCTTAAAAACACCAATTACCTTTTGCGCTGGTGAAGCAGCTGCGACAAAATCTAACCGGCTAAACTCATTTTTGTCGAGCTTACCCAATATACCCTCGATATCCATTGCGCCCGTTTGCATAGCTGCTATCTTTGGTCCTATTTCGCCAGAAGATTTAGGGGCTTTCACCATTTTGATAGCTTTATCACCTATCCCTATTGTTTTAAAAGCGTTGGTAGGCAACAAATCCAACTCCTCTGGGCTAAGTTCAACCGCTAACCTAGACCCTTTTTGCTGCTCTCGTATGATTGTTTTTTCCATTTCCGCGCCAATTACACCTTGTGAAAACCCTTGCGATATCTGTTGTGCAAAAGTCTTTTTTGGAACCCCAATCTCTGCGGCAGTCTTTAAAGCCTCTACCTCAATCTTGCCTGTTTCAGCAATTAGCTTCCTCTTCTTAATATCCGCCATCTCTTGCGCGGCCTCTTGCGCTGCTGCTGCGGCCTCCCCTGCCCTTTGAGCACCAACAAGCTGTTGAGCGGCGCCGAGCCCACCTACAACCATGTGGCCAGGAGCACGAGAACCAGATAAAGAAGAGCCAATTTGAGCTCCAAGTTTTGCGCCAGACAAACCCATACCAAGCCCGATTCCGCCAACGGCTGCCCCGCCCAATGAAAGCAAAAGGCTCATCTTGTCTCTTGGCATATCTACTTCTCTTATCGTTTGACGACGCTGTTCACCCATCTCAGAGACAAGGCTAGCTTGGCCAGCGCCCCTTGCCCTCTCTAGTTCGGCCTGACCTTGAAGCTCGCGTAACTCACTTAGCCTCTGGGTTTCAGCCTCTCGATTTCTAAGGATATCGCCCAACCCTAAAGATTGAGTTAAACTCCTGCCTAAAAGTGATTGTAGTCCATTACTCATTTTTTATACCTCCTATCCTCTTCGGCTAGTAGCCTTTCTAAATAAATCACCAAGAAAATCACCCTCTTTTTGTGTCTTTCTCTCTTCTCTTCCTTGCTGGGCAATCAACGCTTTTTGCTGCTTAATCTGTTCGTCAGAAAGGTCTTTTTGGGCCTTTAAACTGGCCTCAACTAAGGCCTGACTCATTCTTCTAGACTTAACAGGGTCATCTATAAGCATCGAGATATTCTCGACTTCACTGGCGCCCTCAGTACCTGGGTCAACAATGTTACCTAACTCGTCCTCCCAATGAGAACCAAAGATGAATTTGCCCTGCTCAGTACCAATAGCGTTACGGATTTTTGTATAGTCATCAACGGACAATCCCGCTGAAGCCGCAATTCTTTGTAAATCGCGCTCGTCATTCGTGGTCAACTCTGCATCTGGGCCAAGGTAATATGCTAATTCTCTCTGAGCGTCTTCAGGAGATATATTGCCCGACAATGCTAATTCTAGAGTCGTTGCATATCTTCGTTCTCTTCGGGAATCCCGCTCACTTCTCTCTCTTTCTGTGAGTTCCCGTTCCTGGGACTCTTCTCTGAATTTAATATCAGATTCTTGTAACCATTTCTGCATATCTCTTTGTAAAGAACTCTCATTTATGGTTAACGTTCGACCAAGTAGTGATTGCTCGGCCTGGAATTTCTGGGCGGCCTCCTGAGTATTAAGCCCAAACTCTCTTTGAAGATCATTCTCTTCTCGTGAGAAGGTTCTACCTAGTTCACTTTCTTGTGCCTGGAATATTTGGCCAGCCTCCTGTGTAGAAAGTCCAAATTCTCTTTGTAATTCATTCTCTTCTCGTGAGAAGGTTCGGCCTAGCGCACTTTCTTGCGCTTGGAATGCCTGGCCCGCTTCTTGAGTATTAAGACCATACTCTCTTTGTAATTCATTCTCTTCTCGTGAGAATGTTCTGCCTAGCGCATTTTCTTGGGACTGGAATATTTGGCCAGCTTCTTGAGTGCTCAAGCCAAATTCTCGTTGTCTTTCTGATTCTTGAGATGTGAATTCTCGTCCTAAAACAGACTGCTCGGCCTGAAACTCACGCTGCCTCTCTGTCTCCTGGGTGCCTAGTTCTGCTATTTCTCTACGTAAGCCTCTCTCTTCTTCTGCTTGCTCACCAACGAATTCACGTTGTCTTTGCGCTTCTTCAAATCCTTTTTGTGGAAGCTCGCGCCTTAGCTCTCTTTCAAGACCTGCCTGCTCACGTGTAAGTTCCCTACCTAGCCCAGCTTGCTCACGTGTAAGCTCCCTACCTAGACCTGTCTCTTTTTCCTGGAATTCAAAACCGGCGCTCTGCAACTCCTTCTGTAAAGTTCTCTGCTTCGCTGCCTCTGACGCTGCAAAAGCCTGGTCCATAGCACTTTTCCCGAGTTGAGCACCTAACGAACTTGCAATCTGACCCTCTACACGTTGTTGTTCTTTAAATACATCACGCAACCCCTCACCACCGACCCCGCCAAATGCTATACCTTTCTGCGCTAAAGCTTCAGTTGTGCCTTTTAATCTGTCTTGATAACCCGCCCGTAACGGGCTTACAGCTGATTCAAAAGCCTGCGTAGCGACCCCTTGTTGTGATGTGGGCAATGTTGGTGCTGCCACTGTTGCATATTCTTGTTCTAATTCGTCAATTGGCATATCAGGCCTCCTTATTTATTCTTTATTGGTCGGTAATAAACTATCATTTTATCGATTCGAGTAAACTCATCTGCGTTTAGGTTCTCCATTTCAGCACGTAACATATGCCCCTTTAAGCTAGTACGAAACTTCGAAGACCCAACAGAAATCGAGCTCAACACAGCGGTACCAACAACAGCCGTTCCGACTAATGCTTGCGAGGCCGTAGTGCTTTGATAGGTATAGGAGTTGCCTTCACCTTCTGTTGGAATTATTTGCCCAAATTTATAAGCCTTTAATATAATATTTACTGCCCAGTTCTCTGTCTCACCTACAAAATAGACCTGCTTCATCTTCTTATACAAGCTCTCACCGCCAACAGGAAACCAACCTAAAATTGCCTTGCTTTTAATAGCCGCGCTATTATCATTATGGATAGAGTCATTTAAAGTCTCATGTACTTCCCCAGCCGTACTTGAACCCTTAGCGCCATAAAGCTTTATCTTTCCGCTAGCTAATTGCTGTGTGAAAAAATCATAATCAAAACCGCTAAACTTACCCCAATACGGTTGTAGGGTTGCGACGCCCTCAAATTGGACGTGCTTTGCAGTGTCTGCAAAATAGGTAATATCGTTATAAGTAGAAGAGTTATTTACTGTCTGAAAACTCAAAATATACAAATCGTTATGTACAATTGCCTGAGCATTCAGCTTTTTAGAGTCTTCTAAAAGCTCTTCTAAATCATTTTCGATAGGGACACTCACAATAGGGGTTCCGCTCCCACCTAAAGTGTACTCGCCAGAACTAAAACTAATCGCCGGAGATATTTTTCTTATGAAATTATCACTAGAAAGGAAATAGATGCCATCCATCGTCCTTCGAATAGTATCTGTCGAACCACTTCCTGTCGCCGCATCCGCTCTAAGAACAGCCCAATTGATTTTAGGGACCGGGTCCGCTGCGTTTGGGATCACATACCACCCGTACTCTTTCGCAATGAAAAGAGCGTCGCCCCAAATCTCTATACCCGTAACGTCCCCATCCACACCTGGCGCAATATCTATTGTATTATTCGCGGTGCTCCACGTGTCAAAATCTAAAACTTCAGTGAAGTATACAGTTGTTTTATCAATCGCAAAAAGTCTATTCTTATGCTTAACTATCTGAAAACAAGAAGTGGGGCTATTCGATACCAAGGCCGCGCTAGGAGTTGTACCGCTTATTTTTATTACGCCTTGATTGGCATTTACACCATAGAGAGCAGTGCTAGACCCTTTACCAGCCTGTGCCCATCGAATCTTCTTATTACTAGTCAATGTTAAGGATAGGGCTTGCCAGCCACTATTATAATAATAGGCGTCTGTCCCTTGGTTACAAATCAAGAATTCTGATCCGGACGAATTTCTATAATTGGATAAGGAGTATATTTGATTCCCTGCGCTCGGTGCACTACTCAGCCTTGCGCCGCCTCCGCGTTCACGTAACCCACCACTAGCCATATAAAGGTAATTGTTATTTTTAGATAATTGGCCAGGAATCAAAGACAGTTCATCTCTGCTAGTATTCATACCAATGAATTTATCTATTGTTACAGAGGCAAAACTACTCATAATCTAGCTCCCAAAAAACACGCCCGCATCAGATTTTGGTGATCCATAGCTACCACCAAAAATATGAGGGTCTAATTCCACCACATCTGTTGTATTTGTCCTTAAAAATGTCCTTAAGTCGGCTCTCTCTCTAAATGCTAACGCCTCGAATTTTTGTTGGTTCTGTAAGTCATCATCCTTTTGATAAAAAAGAACAGCTGACTCATATACAATTAATAGGTCATAATCGACGGGCAATTCAGTTGCATCATCATCATCTGACAGTGTTGATGGTGGACCGATACCATAAATCTTTATCGCTCCTGTTGCGGTCCTAT